AGCGGGTATTAAAGGCAAGGTTATGCAAGCCTCTATGGAAGTTAATAAAAAGAAAGAAGAAATAAAATCTAGTATGAATAAAGATTATGTAGAGACTGAAGCAAAACAAAAAGTATTAAGACATTCTATGGCAAATCAAGCTGATAATATGATGTCAAAACAACAAATGATTATGGATCAACAAAATTCTAAAGAAAATAATTTGGAAAATCAAGAATAGTTTTTTAACTTATCATAATTTTTTTGTAACAAAAAGGAGAAAGTATGTCAGAAGAAGTAAAAGGTAACTCATTAGAAAACTCTAATGACTCCTCTGATTTTTTTGGCCAGTTAGAAACTTCCGTTAATGGAATAGTTTCTGAAGGTGGGGAAAACATCAATACAGAGGAAAGTGAAAATGGCTCCGAACAGGTAACCCATAATGAATCACAAACTGCTGTAAACTGGGATAGTGAGAACAACCCGTATAAAAAAAGGTACACTGACTCAAGTCGTGAAGCTGTGAAAATGAACGATCAGTTAAGAGATTTGAAACCTTTTGTACCAGTTCTTAACGCCATGAAGCGTGATAGTGGACTTGTTGAACATGTTCGCGAATACCTTCAAAACGGTGGGAAACCATCGAAAAACATAAAAGAACAATTAAATTTAAGTGAAGATTTTGTTTATGACCCTAGTGAAGCGATCGAAGATCCAGAATCCGAATCGGCTAGAGTTATGCAAGCTCAAATAGATCAAGTTGTTAATAAAAGAGTAAGTGACGTTTTGAAAAGAGAAAAAGCTAACGCTGCAAAAATGCAACGTACAGTAGCATTAAAAAAACAAGAAGCAGATTTTATGCAAAAACATAATATGTCTGCTGAACAGTTTGAAAATTTTAAGGCTCAAGCTAAAACTCGAAACTTAACATTAGATGATGTTTATTATATTTTAAATAAAGATCAAGCTAATCAAAATGTAGCAAACTCTACTAAAAAAGATATGTTAAATCAGATGAAGAATGTTCGTAACATTCCAACTTCCGCTAGTGATTCAAATAGTCAAGGAACAGCACAAAAATCAGCATCAGATAGTATGTTTGATGAAATGCTAGGAATTGACGGTAGTGTGGATAACTTGTTCGGATAGATAATTTAATAAGATCGTCTTCCGAACTTAATTAAAAATAAACCTGACTGAAGGCACTATGTGCAGTTGAGGAAAGGTTAAAGGAGATGGTCAAAATGGCTGATTTATTCAATGTAGGTGTTAGAGGTGGCTCTAATACTGACTTGACAGTATCGGATGTTGATGGAATAGGCCCAGGTGCTGGTTCTAATCTTGACACTGGTGATCTTCGTAGAAAGTTTAACTTTGGTGATAGAGTATCTGAGTTAGCTTTAGCGCAAGACCCATTCTTTCGATTCATGTCAAAAGTAGCAAAAAAACCAACGGATGATCCTTCATTCAAATGGACAGAAAAAAGACCTATATATAACAAAAGATATGGTTATGTTATGGGGTTTGTAAACAATTCAGGAGTTGATGTATTTGGTGATGCTACCTTAATTGCTTCAAACGATGGTGGTACACCTGTTGCTGGTGACACATTAAAACTATATATGGCTGGAGACATTAAGTCAGAAGGTAACTTACAAAACATATATGGTAATACTGCAAATGACTGGACTGTAGGAGCTGACGGTACACAACCTGGTTTCTTTTTATCTGGTCAATTAATTAAAATACCAATGATGACAGATGGCGCTACAGCTGATACTTCTTGGGGTGCTGATTACATAATAGCTAGAGTTACAGGTGTTGATACTTCTGTAGGTGTAAAAGATCTTAAATATCCTACTTTAGTTACTTGTGTAGTTGTAAAAGCATCAGGCTCATCTTATGCTGGTTTAGCAGGTTGGATTGGAGACGCTTTTAGCCCTGGTGGTGCAGCTGATGATGAAGTAACTGCTGATGTAAGTCAATCTTCAACATTAGATAGAGCTAGAGCTTTTGTTATTGGTACTGCATATGGTGAAGGTACTGGTTATCCTGAAACATGGAAAGACCAACCTTACTCAACAAACTATGGTTTAACTCAAATTTGGAAAACTTCATGTGCTATGTCTAATAGTGCTAGAGCAACTGTTCTAAAGTATGAGCCAAATGAGTGGGCTAGAGTTTGGAAAGAGAAACTAATTGAGCACAAATATGATATTGAAACTGCTTTATTGTTTGGTCGTCAGTATGAAGACTCAGCAAATGGTATTCAGTATACACAAGGTGCTGTAGATTATATTTCTCAATATGGTAACCAATTCTCATTAGACACAAATACTAAGACAGCTGATGATTTCTTAGATGATATGTCTAATTACTTAAACCCAAGATACAACAATAGTACAGGAACTGTATTCTTTGTTAGCACACCAGTATATAACTGGATGCATAAACTAGGTGGATACTTTAAAAACAATCTAGAAATATCTTCAAACTTCAGAGCTGATTTTGCTATGACTGGCAAGAAAAAAGTGATGGGTGTAGATATTACTACATTCTCAACACCTTTTGGTGATATGAACGTAGCAAGAAATATTCACTTAGATGGTACTAACGTTAAAATGATTGGTATTAACATGAAGTATTGTTTCTATCGTCCTCTAGTAGGTAACGGTGTAAACAGAGATACTTCAGTCTATGTAGGTGTTCAAACACTAGAAAACTCTGGGGTCGACAGAAGAGTAGATTTAATCTTAACAGAAGCTGGTATGGAATGGCAAATGCCTGAATGCCATGCTATCTGGATTTAGGAGGTTTGTTATGGGAATCCCAATGTATGGACAAGAAAAACAAGGTAACGCTTTAGATGCTATATCTCAGTTTAAAAAAGTACACACTGTATTTGATATATATGTGGATGCTGATAGTCCTGATGATAATGCAGATACAGGTATTACTGTTCCAGCAGGAGCTATAGTAACTGGTTGTGTAGTATGTAATATTGGTGGCACAGCTTTAGATAGTGGTGCAAAAACACTAGACTTAGGTGGAACTGATCTTACCGCTTCTTTAGCTAGTTTAGCTGCTAATGCTTGCGTAGGTATGGATGCTACTATGACTCCAGTAAGAACTATTGCAGCGGCTAATATTTTAGTTGATGGTAATATTTATACTGCATCTGGTAACACTACTCTAAGAGTTACTCTTGAATATTATGCGCCTGAAGAACATAGTGACATTCCTGTCGTTAAGTTCAGTGGCGGTGCAAGTTAGGAGGTAGATTATGGCAGGCAAATATTGGGTCGCTAATAATCCTAACTCTGAAATTAACAATGCAAAAGCACAGCAATTAAAAAATTTTTCAGGTTTTTTAGTTGGGTCAAAAACACACGATTATGCAAATTTAGCTGACGAAGCTGATGAAGCTACAACAGTAACTGTTACAGGTGCTGCTTTAGGTGATATTGCTTTAGTTTCTCTAAGTATAGATAATCAAGATGTTATTATGTCCGCTTCTGTGACTGCTGCTGATACTGTAACTGTTAATGCTAAAAATACTACTGGTGACGCTAAGAACTTAGGTTCTGCTACCATTAGAGTTTTAGTAATACCAGTCGCTGTTATAGACAGCTTTGCAAGTTAAATAATAAACAGTTTGGGTGCCCTCTAAGGTGAGCTTCCCCTCCCTAAGAGGGTATCCCAACATTAAAAGGAAAATATGGCAACGTTTGAAGCGCAAGTAGAAGGATTAACAGGTTTAACAATAGATAGTTCAGGAACTACTCCAACACAAGGTGAATTAACTCAATTTTTATCTGATGGTGTATGTGATGTAATAAATAGAATTATTGATTTAAAACCTCACGAAATACATAAGTTTGCAACTACATCAACAGATGCAAGCAATTCAGGTATAGTTTATACAGGTAAAATAATATCTGTTATGAGACATCATGATAGCACAAGTATAATTAGATCTTGTGAACCTATATCTGCTGATGATAGATATGATGCAACTGATGAGGATAGTTTAAAGTTTAGATCTAAACATAATCCTGGATATTATATATTAAATCAAAAAATATTTACAGTTCCTGCTTCAGCAGGTTCTAATAATGATGCTGTTGTAACTCAAGTTGCATATGATACAGGTCTTGCTTTTAGTGATTCATCAATAGATAATTTTCCTACAGAATATGAATACTTAGTTGCAATGTATGCAGCAATTAAATCTTTAGAAGCTAAAATGGCTGAATATACAATAGATGAAGAAGATGTGGAATTAGTTCAGGCAATAGCATTTAATTTAAATAGTTTAAAACAACAATATGAAAGCGAAATAATAGGGCAAGGTCAACCAAGAGGTACTCAAGATGAAGGTTAAAGAAATAATGGAAAGAGCAGGAGCAGAAAACTTACCTACTGGTAGAGCTATAGCTTATATTAAAGACGCTCTTGAAGAAATAAATGTATTATCTGAAACTCATGTAAGAACAGAAAGAATAGGTATAACAAAAGATCAAAGGTTTTATGAGTTTCCTTTAGATTTAATTAAAGTACTATCAATAA